GCTGATTTTAATGACTTTGGTAGAATCCTTGGTAACTCTATTGCATCTGCAGTAGACGCACGTGTATCAGCTAACTTAGGCGCACTAACAGTAGTTGCTCCAGCAGGCGGCGCAGTTACATTGCTAGACGATCTTTACAACGCTATCGGAACAATCCGTAACGCTGGTGAAACTGGTCCTCTATCATGTGTTGTATCAGCAGCAAAATACGGTGACTTTATGAAAGTTATTGGTAATGCAGGCTTTGCAGGTTCAGAAACACAAAATGCAGCAATGCGTTCAGGTTTCTTGGGCATGATTGCAGGTGTTCCATGTTACGTTTCTTCACACTTCAACGCAACTAACACAGGTCTTACTACACCAGACTTTGCAGTGTTCTCACAGGACGCAGTAAGAATGGCAACACAAGGCGGCGTTAAGGTTGAATTTGAAAGACAAGCAGCAGCAGTAGGCACGAATATCGTCGCAAGCATTGCTTTTGCTTCTGGCGTTATTGACACTACACGTGGTGTAACAGTAGGCACAGCATAAGAATAGCCTAATTATTTAGGTAGCTGGTGGGCAGCAATGTCCACTAGCAACAACACTACAGGAGAAGAAAATGGCATTTGCTAACAATACAAATTTACAAGAATATGCACCTGAGGTTTTTCAACAGGGTGTGGATGACTGGACAGATGAACTGGCTAAAGCACAAATTGACGTTATTAACTTAATTCAATTTAAATGGTGGAATAAGTTCTACAGCAGAAGTGAATTTGATTCTAGCAAACTAGTTGAAGCACAATGGACTAAAGCTACTGTATATCAAGCAATGTATGCTTATATACTACCTAAACTATCTACATTTAGACCAGAAGGGGATCCTTTCAGAGAGCAATTTGTTTTTTATAAAGACAGGTTTCAGGAAGAATGGGAACTACAATTTGGTGTAGGTATACAATACGACTTTGGTGGAGACGGAACTATTGACATTAATACGGACGTTATTCAAGCAAGTCAAACTAGGTTGTATAGATAATGGCACGCAGGGAAGATATTATAGTTTCAGTAATGACCTTACTGAAATCACAACGCAGTGTGAGATTAGGCGTAGTTGAGAGGAACCCAATTGTTCCAGACCAATTAGCCGCAACAGCATTTCCAGCTGTATTCTTAGAAACATCAGATGAAGAAATTGTTGACATTACGATGTCAATGGGTTCCAAGGGTGGCTTGATGAGAGAAGGCGTTATGGAAGTGGATTTAGTTCTATTAATTGGTGGAAGAGAAAGAGATACCCAGCGTAACATTGCTGTGGAAGCTATTGAAAATACACTAATGGCAGATAGGTCCTTGGGCGGAACTGTAGAGGATATTAGGCTCTCAAGAGTAGAGACTGTGCAAACCGGGGAATCAGCCCCGTATGCAAGTTGTAAGATGGTGTTCACAATTGAATACTGTTACACAATAAATCAAATATAAGGAAGAAACATTATGACATGTTATGCAGGAAAAGACGGAGCTCTCTCAGTAGGAGGCACCAATGTTGCTATGTTAACTTCATGGACAGTTACACAATCAGCGGAAACGCTAGAGTGTGCTTTCATGGGTGGACCAGGTTGGAAAGAATATAAAGCGGGACTGAAATCTTGGGAAGGTAGCTGTGATGCTAACTTTACAGATACAGCTAGTGCCGCTGGTATGACTCCAGCACAGATAGCAGCCAATCAAGTAGTTGTAGGAACAGAAGTAGCAGTGGTATTTTACCCTGTTGCAGCTGGAACTATGAGCTTTACTGGCAACGCAGTAGTTACTAGCATAGACAATAATGCTGCTATAGGAGACATCCAAACCGCTAGTTTAGCGTTTACTGGAACTGGTCAACTATACACAGACATTACTATCTAGTAATAAACAAATCTAAAGCTATCCTCTTAATTGAGGGTAGCTTAAGATACTATGTTAGTTCCCCTGAAGTAGAGGCTAACGCAACCCGTGATAATAATCACACAAACAAGGAATATATATTATGAGTGAAGAATCAAACAAACCAGTAAGTGTGCTAGGAAATGCTAAAGATCATTTTAGAAGTGCATTAAGCCAAGAATTACAAAGCATTGAAGTTCCAGAGTGGAATGCAACTATCTATTTTAAAACAGCATCTAGTTTTAATGTTGAAAAGAAAATACTTGACCTACATTCAAAAGGTTCAATGGTAGAAGCATTAGTAGAAACATTGCTAGTTAAAGCCCTAAACAAAGACGGCAGCAGAGTGTTCACAAATGCTGATAAAGTTGTATTAATGCGTGAAGTAGATCCAGATGTGATCATCCGTGTTGTAAGTGCAATTCAGGTAGCAAAAGACGAGGCGAAAGAAAGCCTGGGAAACTAACTGATGATCTAGAGTTAATGTTCATCTTTAGGATGGCAGAAACATTAGGTCATACTGTTGAATGGGTTATGAACAATATGACATATCTCGAGCTTGAAGCTTGGGTTAAATACGTAGAGTGGAAGAACGCACAACAGACAAAAAAATAGGATAAGTTATATGAAATCAGGTGCCGCAGTAATGAAAGATATATACAAAGATATTAATAAAGACTGGCATGAGTGGACAGATAGCTTAACCTCAAACCTACGCACCACTACTCCCATAGATACAGGTGCAGCAAGACAAGCGTGGAAAAAAGTTGGTAAGCTCAACATAACAGCTACAGCACGGAAAGCTATAATATTAACAAACCGTGTTGGTTATGCAAGCATACTTGATGGGTCACAAGGTAGACCTACAAGTAGACAAGCACCAAGAGGTATAGTTGAACCAGCTTTACAAAAGACACAACAAAAATAGACAAGGAAAAGAATTATGAGTATATTAGATAAAGCATCAAAACACTATAAAGAACAATTAAAAGAAGGACTACTTGAAATTAACGTTCCAGAATGGGACGATAAGATATATTACCGCAAAGCATTTAACTTTGCAACACAAGGTAAAGTATTTCAATTGTCAAATGATGGATTAATGGTAGATGCCCTAGTAGAAACGCTGATACAAAGAGGATTGAAACAAGACGGATCAAAAGCCTTTAGACCAGCTGATAGAATAAAATTAATGCACGAAGTTGATCCAAACATAATTATTAGAATTGTTGCTGAGATCAATGGCGAGGGGTCTTAGGCCTCCTTTAAACTAAAAGGGAACTAACAGCATGAGTGGCAGCAGCAGATATGAAATAGATATTATTGCTAATAATAAGGCTTCAGCAGCTTTAGGCAAAGTAGATAAACAATTAAAGAATATACAAGGCAGTTCAGGGAAAGTAAATAACAGCTTCAATAAAATGAAGGTTGCCGCTGGGTTAGCCGCTGGTGCGTTTGCAGCATTCAAAGCTGGACAAGCATTTTTAAATACAGCTAAACAAGTTGAAAACTTAGGTATTCAGCTAAAGTTTATTACAGGCTCAGCTGAGCTAGGTGCTCAAGCACTAAAGACAGTTGAAGACGCAGCATCAAGAAGTGCATTTAGCTTAGAAAGTATGGCTAATGCAGCTCCATTACTATTAACAGTATCAACAATAGACGAATTAAATAGCTCACTAGATATGGCGGGAGACATTGCCGCGGCTACTGGTATGAGTTTAGAAGAAGCAGCAGGACAGTTACAACGTGCATTCTCTGGTGGTATAGCTAGTGCAGATATCTTTAGAGAAAAGGGTGTTAAATCAATGCTTGGTTTCCAAGAAGGTGTAAAGTATACAGCTGAAGAAACTGAGAAGATGATACGTGATGCATTTGAGAATGGCACAACAACAATAGCTGGTGCAGCCGCTGAGATGGCTAAAACATGGGATGGACAAATGTCCATGATGGCAGACAGTTGGTTCAAGTTTAAAAAGAGAACAATGGACAGTGGCTTATTTGCTGCAATGAAAAGAGCATTAGCCGCAGTTAGAGGTGTTATCACAGACAACCAAGTTGCAATTGATAAATTTGCAACAGCATTAGGTGAAGGCTTAGCAGTAGCAGTAAATGCTCTTGCAACAGCTATAGAATTTATAGGAACACATGCAGACTTCTTTGCAGGCATAGTAAAAGCGTTAGTTGCTTATAAACTAGCTGGCTGGTTATTTACTGCCGCTAAAGCAATGCGTGGACTAAACATTGCATTCATGTTAAATCCAATTGGATTAGTAGTTGGTAGTATTGTATTACTGATATCATACTTAGTTGGACAAAATGGACTAGGTAGAACTATTGTTCAAATACAAGCAGCCTTTGAAGTATTAGGTGAAGCTATGTCAACATTTGGTAAGTTTATTAAAGAGAAGATGGTTGCAGTGTTACAATTCTTTGGTGATAAGTTTAATTGGCTTAAAGATAAAATGGTTGCTATTTGGAATACTATAGCAAAGTTTATTCCTGGAGCTGAAAAGTTTGCGGAAGTAATGAGTGACGCAGGAGATGTAGTAGGTGATGTATTTGGTGCATCATTAGATTATGCTAAAGGTGCAGCCAGTGATTTTGGCGATACTTTAGCTGACCTAATGCCAGATGGACTAGTAAGAACTATAGAAGATGTAGCTGATGCAACAAAATATGCTGGATTAGATTATGACAAAGCTGCAGATAGTGCAAAGAAGTTTGCCCTTGAACAAGAAAAATTAAGTAACGCAGCTATGAGAGCTAAACAACTTGCTACACAAGGACCAGCTGGACAATCAGCAGGTGGAGCTACTGAAGCTGCAGCACCATTTGTAGCTGTAGAAAAAGCAAGCAAAGAAGCTGGTGAAGCTGTTAAAGGTTTTGCTGAAAGATATAGTGAATTCTTTGGTAACACAGTAAAAGAAGCTAAAGAAGCTGCTGATATGATTATGTTCAAACAAATGGCAGTTAAAGACCTTGAAGAACAATTAAACACAAGTAAAATTAGTATTGATGCATTTGCACAAGGTATTCTTGCAATAGGCGTAGCAAGCAAAGAAATTAAAAAAGAAACAGAGGACTTTGCGGGCAGAATAGAAAGTATTACTGAGAGCTTGTTTCCAGCAGAAGCACAAATACTAAAATATAAAGACCAAATTAAGTTCTTAGATGAACAATTAAAGCTAACAAATATTAGTGAAGAAGAGCATCTAAGACTAGTAGCAGCAATAGCAATACAAATAGCAGAAACAAGTGGTGCAACAGCTGAAGCAGCTGAGAAGAACAGACTACTAGTTGAAAGTTTATCAGGCTATAAAGATCAGATAATGCTTATTGCAGAAGCTAATTTAAAATTAAAAGAAGCTAATGAAGAAATTGCTACAAGTTTAGAAAAACTAGACAATAGACTATTTCCAGTTCAAGCAAAACTTAAAGGACTTGAAGCAGACTTAGCATTAGTTCAAGCAGCATACGACAATGGTAGTCTCTCAATAGATGAATACAAAAGACGTGTAGTTGCACTTAAAGTAGAGATGGCAGCATTAGGTCCTGTGCTTGGTGAATATCCAGATAAAATATTACGTATTGCAGAAGCAACTAAAAAAGCTGCAGAAGCAAAGAAAAGTTTAGCTGAAATGATGGCTAAGGAATATGAAGAACTAGTTCCTCTTGTTCGTAAAACAAGAGAGTATGAAGAAGACGTTAAGAGAGTAAATGAGGCACTTGAAGCTGGTCTTATAACATCAGCAAAATCAATAGAAATGTTAAAATTATATGCTGATAGATTCAAAGGCACTAAAGAAGCTGTAGTTAAAGACTTAGAAGAAATGGAAGATAAGACTAAGGATTATGTTGATACTTTCAATAAGAGCTTTAATGATAAACTAGTAGATGGCTTAGTTGAAGGTAACTTAAACTTTGGCACATTTGCAGACATGTGGAAAAGCACACTAAAAGATCTAATCAAAGACACACTTAACGGTGGTTCATTGCTAAACGATATATTAGGTGGATTTGGATCAGGTGGTAAAAGAGGCGGAGGTGGATTTAATCTAGCAGGCTTGTTTACTGGAGGCGGAGCAGATGGCATTGGTAACTTAGGTGGCATTGGTGATTTCTTTGGTGGACTTGGCAGTAGTCTTAGTGGAATATTTAGTGGATTTAAAGCAGACGGTGGTAGAATACCTGGCGGAACATTTGGAATAGCGGGGGAGGCCGGACCCGAAATTATTACAGGGCCAGCTAACGTTCTAAGCAACAAAGAGAGCTTTGGAAATGGCGGTGAAAAGCCTCAGGTAAATATAACTATACAAGCAATTGATACACAAACAGGCACAGAGTTTCTGTTAAAAAATAGAAAGTCAGTTGAAGGCATTATACAAAATGCTTACAACAAACGTGGCAAACAGGGGATTTATTAATGAAATCAATATTTACATATCCAAATAACCCAGGAACATTTTATATTGATCCTCTTTATATTGGAAATGATACATCAGGTTGGCAAGAACGCATGCTTAATCTTAAAACTGGGTTATATGAAGGCTGGCCAGGAGCTAGTCCAGGTTCAACTCCATTGTCAACTATTATGACAGGCACTGGCAAATACAATGAAGCATTTGAAGAAACCAGTGGTAACAATACAGTATACCAATTTTGGCTACAGCCAATGGTTGAATGCACTATTAGACCTAAAGGTTCTATAACTGTTGCTAATATAAGTCTAGTAAATGATGGCGGTATTCCTAAGATTAGAATAACATCAGCTGACGATGTTAGTGCTCTTGTATTGGGCACAGAGTTATATGGAGAAGGCTTTACAACATCAGAAATGAATTTCTTTGACAATCCTGTTAACAATAAAAAGTATGCAGTTCCAATTGACACTAACAATTTTTACTTAGCAGAGAATGCTGCAGGCACAGAGTTTGATATAGACTTTTTGAATCAAACAATATACAACAACAAAGTAAATCCAAATAATAGTATTTTACCTAAATCCATTAGACGTGATTTTGGTGGAGTTCAAGGAAGTATTGTCAAATCTTTTTCTAGTTGGCCAAACTTACAATATATTAGTGACACAGATGCACTGATGAATTTGTCAGTATATAATAGTGCTAACAGTGGAACATTAAACGCTCTTACACCATTCTATCAAACATTAATGTCAGGAACAGAATTTACAATTGAAGCATTTACTAATAGTGCTAAAACAACACGAGCTACAGTAGAAGAAAAATATGTTGAAGCAGCACAATTTACCTATACTGCCACAGGTGATTATGT